CTCTCGCCACCAGAGATTTCGCAATCCCTATACCCAAGCCGAGCGTCGCGCATAATGCTTGATACTCGCGGGCAACCGCGTCATCAGCAATGACGATGTCATCACCTAATACGGCATATGCGGTAAACCAGTCTTTGTTCCCCGCCTTATAAGCTGCAAATTGCACCATAGCATGGTGCGTTAGCGCTAGCATACCCCAACTTGAATACGCTCCCATCGGTTGCCCGACTGCGTACTTGAGGTTAACTCCTCCTTTTTTACTTAAGCCGGCTTTGCCAGCTACGAGTGCACCGAGATAATAATCTCGATTGCAAAGAAGAGACCTCCAAGTCGCGGCGAAATGCCGACCAAAGATCTGCCACAAAAGCAGACCCTGAACGAGAACGGGTAACCTATCCGTCGCTGCACTAAGGTCAAAGGAATAAATCCTCTGATCCAGAGACACCACCTTCAAGAGCCTTTCTACAGGCCCATGTTGGTTAAATGTCCCGTCTTGAGGGATATCCCGTAATACGGAAAATATCCACTCGTGCAGCGGCCTCAATGCTACTTGCGTCCAATAATCCACCATCGCAAATACCCGGGCTTTGCCCGCGGGCTCTATCTTTACAGATAGACGTCCGTTACATTGGCTTCCATTTGAGAAATCATCTCCCTTTCTCAAGTTAATATAACTCTTGAAAGGAAGATTCTTTCGCTCCTTTACGGCTAACGAGCGTTGGCGAGTCATCACTGACGCCAACGATGCGGACTCTGCTACCTCTTCCATTAGGGTCCACAGGGACTTCGTAGTCCCAGTACCTCCCGGAGTTACCGAAAGGTACCGAAACAAACTCCATCCCCATTCGCCCGAGACCCACTTCTTCGCAGAAGCGAATCTGGTACCGAAAGAGGTCGATGGACCGACTTCGCCTTTCTCCCAGTCTACACTAGGTAGATTAGCAGAAGCCTTCATTATGGCCAGCACTTGAGGCCTCTCCAAGATGTTGGTTCCCACATCAAGGAGTTTAGCCCCCGTATGTACTTCCAAACTCTTTATGAATTTTGTTCTCACGAACATTACCCACTCGACCAGGAAGGCTCTTTCGAGCTTTCGTCCCGGTTCGGTAATCGTTCCTAATTTGTATTTCGGTTCGATTAAGAGAATCCTATACATACCCAATAGCGTCAACCAGAACCGGATAGTGCTGGAATCTCCTCGTCGGATGAAACCACGCGCGTAGCGTGGGATCACCCTTGGGAGACTATCAGCACTCGCGGCCACGGCCACCTTCGCGATCTCTCGAGAAGGCACCTCCAGTTCGGATCCGGGCACACCCTGCATTAGCATAGTGTGCGCGGTTTTCAGATATTGGACTAGCCCTACCTTCCCTTGCTTTCGTACCATATTTGCTACCCACTTAGCGAAGTACGCTAACTGTAACACCTTACTTCGAGTTAACCCACCTGACACTAACCGAGCCCATGAAAGCATAGGCTCTAGTAAGTGTCGCCACACTTTTAAATGTGGCCGCCAATTGACTAGTTTTGCACTCACTCGAAGGTTTTCAATCTTCAATAGTGATAATAGCATAATAATTATTATGTTAGCTTAACCAAGTCAACCTTCGGTTTCCACCTTTCGGTGGGCCGCAGGCGCTCCTGAGCGGAGGCGGTGGTTACCGCTGTAGGGTTCCATTAGCTACCTCACTGCACCTCTCCGACCCCTCCGATGGATCCAAGGGTCCATCCGGAATTTTCGCTTCAGTGCAGGAAGCACCTTTGGTACCTACACCCTCATAACTCCGAAGATCGGAGAATCAGGGA